CTTAAAAAAACAATACACATGAGCGCCTCCACTCTTCGATCTGCAAACCACAAAAGGTAGTTGTGCTCTTGTTATACTTTTAATTAAATTTGTGTGATTAAAATTTTTGTACGTGTCTATGTCTATGCAACCCCAATGACATTCACCATCATGATTCACTGGCACTGTGCCTATGCTCTGTGTGCCCTCTAAGTGTGCCTGCCAGACTTTAATATCCGTGGACAGTTGTTCGGTGTGCCCCCAGCCCTGACTACCTTGTTCTTTACCTCGAACATCTTTTTCGTTCGATGGTTTAAAAACTCCGTAAGCTAGTTCATTACCTTTAAATATTTTACCTATAAGAAATCTGTCTTGCATGAGTCACCACAAAAAGAAAGGGCGGCTGTTACACCGCCCTTTAAATTAAAAAGCGTCTGCTTTTTGTGTGACGTTGGCCTCTTCTTGATGCTCAACTTTCACTGAGTTTTTACTCACGCCAAGTGCAAAGTTCTTTGCAGTTTCGTACACGTTTGCGTCTTGCACAGGACCTACTTTTAGTACGTCCCAACCAAACCACGTTCCTTTTGCGTTGGACTGTGGCACAGTTCTAAGCCTGTACACATGACTGTACGATGGCGGTGTGAATTGACCGCTCTTACCTTGTAGGGTAAGACTCTTCATCATTGAGTTCCACTTCCTTGACACCTTTCTTTGAGTAGACTTCATTGTAATTAAAGCCTGCTCGAAGCCACCTTTACCATCTAATACTAATACAAAATGGTTCGCAGTCTCTTCAACAATATTACCGTTAGGCAATCTGTTTTGAAAGTTTGCGTCTCTTGGCGCTTGAGAGATGTCATAGTTGGCATCATGTATGGCAATGGGAGCACCACTGCCTTTTCCTCTTTCACCCCACTCGATATACTCTCTTTTATAAAAAGCTGGGACGACATCAATGCCCTCCTCGCCATCATAAAGTTTACCGCTTACGGTGTTGTAGATCATGCCAGACTCGGCACCCTCTACAAAAGAGTTGCTTGTTTTATTGCATTGCGGTGACAATTGGCTCAACACTTTTAAAAAAGGTAGAGCTAAATCATCTGGACTATTTGCATTTTCAAGTCCACTTATAGACTCAGCATCAGCTTGCACCAAGTCTAGGCTGACCGCCGGCATCAATTGTCCGTTGGCCTTTGTTTTTGCTACTTTGTTACTCATTATTTTTTCCTTGTAACTTTTGCTTGTCTGCCCACAAACGTTTTAAATGTCTCTTCCGGTGGCAGAGCCGCACCTTTCAGGTGCAGTTCCTTCAGAGTTGCTTTTAGAGTTTGAGATTCAACTTTTAAAGTCTGTTCAACCTCATACCCATTTGCGGTGGCTAACTTGGCAAATTCCAACGCCTTCCCGTCTTCGTTACGACCAAACCTAGCAGCTATTTCATTCTTAATAATATCTCCTAGATTGTTGTCACGAAGCCATTGATACGCCGTGGCACGTTGATCGTGATCCTTGGGTATCGATATTCCATAAAAATTTGTTACTTCAATAGAACTACCATCATTTAGTTTTAATTGTGACAAGTTTTTTTCTTGCATCCATGCAGGTATCTTTACTTGTTTTAATTCTAAAACATTTTCTTGTTTAGTTTTAAGTAGGTCTTTTAATGCAGAAACCTCTGCCTCTGCGTCAACTAGTTGTTGACATAGATCTCCAATGGAGGTTGCATCGTCGTTGGAAACAGTCTCGATTTGATCCTGTTCAAAATTTATCTTGTTCATAATTATTCTCTTTCTGATATAGATTAACGTCTAAAGGATAGTATTTAGCAGATTCACGATCCCATTTCAACATCTTAAATTTCCCATAATTTATATCAGAAACTACAGCACCAGTAATAGCAAGGATAGCAGGATCACCCAAAAGAAGTAAATAATCTTCATCATTAAATTTCTCAAGTTTCTTTCTTAGCTCCCTTACTAGTGCTCCACTACTATATACCAATTGTGCTCTTTCTGAAAATAAAAATTCTATGTTGCCAAAATGCAACGCTTTCGTAACATCCACTTTAGGCATACCTTTGGCTGTTCCGGGCGGTTCTTGCACGCAATAGATCGTCATACTTTTCTTTCTTGACTAATTTAGGTTCATACTTATTATAATGTTTTTAGAAAGCAAGACAATAATTATGAAATATAGGTTTAAGACCAAGCCCTACAAACATCAAATGAAGGCCTTGGATACTAGTTGGAACAAGAAAAATTTTGCTTTGTTCTGTGAGATGGGAACGGGTAAGTCTAAGATTTTATTAGATAATATCGCCATACTTTATGACAAAGGTAAAATTGATGCTGCACTTATTGTTGCACCGAAAGGTGTATATAAAAACTGGGTAGAGCAAGAAATACCAAAACACATCCCTGATCACATACAGTGCAGAACGTTTTATTGGGTGGCTCCCAGCTCTAGAACACAAAACGATAAACAAATGTTATCACAACTTTACGATAAAACAAGAGACCCTTGTCTGACTTTCTTTGTAATAAATGTTGAAGCTTTCTCTACTAAACCCGGCATGGAAGAAGCTGAAAAATTTTTATGTGTTTATAAATCTTTAATGGCTGTGGATGAGAGTACGTCAATAAAAACTCCTAGAGCTCAAAGGACCATAAACATATCAGCCGTTGGCCGTTATGCAAATTACAAAAGAATTATGACAGGAAGTCCTGTCACTAAAAGTCCTCTTGACTTGTATTCTCAATGTGGGTTTTTAGACTCTGAATTGTTGGGACACGATTCTTTTTATACGTTTAAATTAAGATACGCTAACATGACAACTATTAATGTAAATGGACAGAGGGTAGAAATTGTCAGACCGAACGACAGTTATAAAAATCTTGACGAGCTGTCTGACATTGTGTCTGATTTTTCATACAGAATTTTAAAAGAAGATTGTTTAGATTTGCCAGACAAAGTGTATCAAAAACGTGTTGTTCAAATGACAGCGGAACAAAGAAAACTTTACAACTCCATGAAATCCATAGCTCTTGCAGAGCTTAATGAAAAGGTTTGTTCTACCATGAATGTGTTGACTCAGATGTTGCGATTACATCAGATAACGTGTGGTCATTTTAAAGCTGACGATGGCACAGTTACCGAAGTTAAAAGTAATAGGATGTCTGAGTTATTAAACGTCTTAGAAGAGTGTGAGGGCAAAGTTATTGTCTGGTCTAACTATGTTCAGGACATTGAAAATATCGCAAAAGAAATAGGCAAAAAGTTTGGTGAGGGTTCTTTCTGCACTTACTATGGAGAAACAAAACAGAAACATCGACAAAGCAATATAGATAAATTTCAAGACGAAGAGTCGCCTACTAGGTTTTTTATTGGTAATCCTCAAACAGGGGGTTATGGCATTACTTTGACTGCAGCTAAAACTGTCGTATACTATTCCAATAGTTATGATCTAGAGAAGAGACTACAGTCAGAGGACAGAGCACACAGAATAGGACAAACAGACAAAGTAAATTATGTTGACATCATCTGTGAGGATTCTGTTGATGAAAAAATCGTAGCCGCTTTAAGACAAAAAATAGACATAGCTAATGAAATATTAGGCGAGGAGCTAAAAGAATGGCTATGATCAGGTTTGTCGGATAACCCTGGGCACACCAAGGGCAACATCACCATACATTATGCTATCTCTAAGTTATTAGAGGAGGGGTATAATGTGTATCAAAACACTGAGTATCATGGCCAGTTTGATTTAATTATAGAAAGTAGAAAAACTAAAAAACTTTTAAGAGTAGATGTTAAGTCTTTAAATTATATTAACAAAACCAAGACTAGAATTTCTGGTGCAACATTACGAGCCAATCAAAGAGATTATCCAGAGGAAGGCATTTTGTTTTTGATTGTGGACTCTGATGGTTGTATGTGGATACAAGGGCATATCAGTCAGTCAACACCAAGAGAGAAGCGATTGAAAGAGTCTATGAAAAAACTAGGAATGTAATTATTCAATAATTTTTTTAATCTTGAGTCGGCCCATGTCTTCATACACTTCTGCTGTTACTTCTTTGCATTGCATGTATAT